GGGGGGTAACGTGCGAATCGAAATTATGATCAATAAACAGCAGAAGGTTTGCCCTCATATCACCACCTAACTTATGGCCGAACACTGGTAGATTGCAGGAACGGTATGGTTGGCTATGCGTTTACGGATTTTGGTGTGGAATTGCTTAAATCAGAGTTCAAATTGAACATTTTATTAAATTTTACTGTAAGATACGTGTCATTAATTTGATAATGAGATATTTGGATGGCGGGCAACTCGCACAAGATCGAGCATGATGAACTGCAAGGTTTTGAGGTGTTTAGATATACTGATGTAATCTTCACCTTTTCGGGAGATGTCACTAGACAGATCACGTTCCGTTTAGTCTTTTGTAAAGAAGGCAACAGCAAGCTTCTGACAGATCTTTATGGCGATGAACTTGCAACGCTTACTGTAAGCGTCGTCAGCTTCTATAATGTACAAGCTGAAGATAACGAAGAATGTGATACGATGTTCGATAAGCCTCCGGGAGCGCCAGACTTAACTGCTGTAGAAGCACGCTATCTTTACACAACGTTGATTGACATCATTCTCAGGATAGCTGAAACTGAGGCTATACAAATTTTGACCTTTCAGGCCTATAGCGAAGATTTAAGAAAGGTTTATGATAGATTAGTAAGTAGGTATTCCAAATCCAAGAACCTTGCAGTTCACATTGAGGGGGCTTGTTATGTTATACGAACGGAAAACTGAGAAAATGAACCTGAACATTGACTATGACGCAATCAAAACCCAGAAAAACGAGATGCTGCAACGTTTTATGTTAGCTAAAAAGAAAGCTGAACAGACTGGACAGGTCGTAGTAAAACCAATCTGATTTAATACCTTATGAAAAAAGGCTCCTTGTAGGAGCCTTTTTTTGTTAGGAAAATATACTCTTTGTAGCCTTGCCGAATGTCTGTAAGTTCTAGAGTATGCACTAATAAGCTACTTATCATGCGCATTAGCATAGGAGTTTTCGCTATGGAAAAATTCCCAAGAGTGACAATGAGGTGCATGACTATGCTGCATGAAATCGCATGATCTCAAAAGGATCTTTAATGCTCCGGCCCGCCAGTACTGGCGGGCTTTTGTTTATGTCATGCACCTGCATGAAAACCACTGCATAAAGCGGGCAGGCGTGGCGGGGCTACGAGCGCGCGCTGAGGGGTGCAGGTGGTCAGAAAGGGCCGCGATTTGCGGGCCGCTGGCGCGTCGGCGGCATCAGGTCAGGTCTGAGGGCGAAAAAAAGAGCACGCCCCGTGTGGTGGTGCAGGGGGGTTCAATTGCGCTATGAGGTCAATCAGTTTTGAGGGCCATCATTAAACGAATGACATTTAACATTAAAACTTCTGTTTTGCAGTGCGAGCGTAACGAATTGCCGGTGATTACCACCGCATCTTCCAAAACTTTAAGCAATAAATTTTATCGTGTTGTGCATCATTTGCACTTGATTAAATGGCTAACGACAACTTAAGTTAAGTTAGTTTTTAAAAGATAGCGGTATGTGATGTGACTAAATTGTTGTTCATCAACGGCAGAACTATGAAGGATAAGTTCTGTCTAAATTGTGCAGAGAAAGCGCTTATAGCCCTAGCGCAACTGTGCTAAACTTCGCCGCCCCATAGGGGCAGTACCTGTAAATTGCTTACGAAGTTAAGCGGTTCACGTGGGAAGGTTAAGGAGGTTTGTATGCAAGATTTCGTGATGAAAATGTTTGGCTGGAACCCTTACGTCGCAGGCGGTAAAGCCATGGCGGAGCGTTTGAAAGAGTCGGGAATCAAAGACATTAGCGTTGTTGGCCGCGGTTCAGTCATTGTGCGCAATGACAACGGAGAAAAGCTGTCTCATTATCGGAAAGCCGCTAAACGATTTGTCGAGAAGGATGCTCAGGCTGTTGCTGCTGGCAGCAAGGACAATGACGAGGACTAATGTTTGCACTTCTCATAATCCCACTGCTCGCCAGCGGGCAGATAATAATTTCCTCGCGTTACATAATTAAAACCTACTTCCGCTTACACAGATATGATGGCCAGCTTCTTTACATGAAGGTGGCCACATATGGCATATGGTGCCTGCTCGCCTCGATTTGTGCCGCTTATCTGATGAAGTGGGCCATACCCGGTTTTACTTTAGCTACTTGGCTGACAAACTGGATTGAACTCAGTAATGACCCCAAGCAAAACCGACTTACATCATGGTTAATTCTTTTGTCTTTTAGCATGGTGATGCTCGCTGTAGCGTGGACTCAGTTCGTTAGGTTCGGAATCCATCTGGCAGCGAACGTGCTGAGCGGTTTTAAGAATGATAATGGGCAGGTTGATTTTTTTAAGCAGGTAATCAGATTGTGGGCACTCAAAGAATTACTTTCAGGGGGGCCTTTAGGTAAGCTGTTTTTCGACTCTGCTACAAGTGCAAAGCCTGTGCTGGTAAGCCTTAAAAGCCGAAAGGTTTACGTTGGCACAGTGAATATGATTAGCGAACCAAACGAGAAGCAAGGTCCTTATCTTGAAATATCAATTAATCCGATCATGTCAGGCTACAGAGAAAAGGATAATCTTCGGGTTCTTTTTTCTAATGATTACAGTGAGCTGGGTGATGTTGATACAAGTGTGATTTTTCCTTTAGGTGAAGTTGCACAGGCTTCCTGGTTTGATATGGATACACATCAGAAGGTGGATAACAATCGAGAGCAAAAGCCTGTATCTACGAGAAAAAGAAAGCGACAAAATCGGCGTTAAAAAAAGCCCGGCTAAGCCGGGCTTTTTTGTGCCTGTTATTCGACATCCAGTACATAAGGTGCAAACCGAATAACATCCTCACCGAGCCAGTTGTTCAGCTCTTCAAACCGTTTCTGCAGTGGCATCAGTTCGTTGCGCACAAACACGCGGCTGGCCTTTTCCACGTCACCGAACCCGCCGGTGTTGTTCGGGATAATCCCCATCATCTGCGGCGGTACGCGATGCGCGGCCATCATGTCATCGCGGCTCACGTTCTTGATGTTCAGGAATTCATCCTTAGCCGCCACTTCTGACAGCGGGATGATCTGAATGCCGTCCTTCTTCCCGTTGGGTGAATACATAAACAGGTTGCGGAAGTTGCCCGGACCCTTCGCGCTCTTCATCGCTTTGCGGATGTTGTCCACATCCTCCTGATTCTGTGCGGCGTCGGTCATGTACATGATGAAACCGGCGTGGCTGCCGTTGAGGTAATACTTGCGGCGGAACAGCGTAGCCGACTCATTCAGCAGCGTTGACGGGATGGCGGACAGGTATTCCGGCAGGCCGTAAATCTCCTGATTAAGGTCCGGCTCCATCAGGTGAAACACGCTGCCCGGCGTAAACTGGTAAGGCTGCGTGGTCAGGCCGTACTGTGCAAACCAGTAGGTGTCTAAATCGGTGCCGCGCCGGGTGAATTTCGCCAGCGACGGCTCAAGTGCAATCACGCCGCCCAGGCGGTTAGTTCGCTTTTCAAGATAGGCGTTGCCGAATACCAGATAGTCTTGGATAAAGCGGCTGAACGCCTGACCGCTGAGCAGCCGGTGCGGGATAAACGTGCTGGTCAGGATGTTGCGCTTCACGTTCAGCGGTGAGCTGTGATGCACGGCAGCGCGGAACGTGCGCGCCAGCCCGTCAAAACTCACCGGCGGCTCATACCACCTGTCCAGCACAACGCATTCCACGTAGTCCAGCAGTTCGCGGCGGTCCAGCACCGGGATCGGGTCGCCAAAGGTGAACGCCTCCGCCGCCGGGCCGCCGGTCATCTGCTCCTGCACGGGCTGCGTACGCGTGCGGTTCCTGCGTTTACTCATTTAAAAAATCTCCATGATGTTGCGTGTGTGGGCGGATTCACCCTGCAGCGGTTCGTTTGCCAGCGCGTGCATGGCCGCCCAGGCTAAGTCCGCATGGCTGGCTTCTTCGCTGCGGCTGGCTTCGTAGGTCGGGCGGTTGCCGCTGGCCGTGGTGGCGCGGCGGATTGCCATGAATGACTGCGCGATGTCGAGGTGTCCGGCGTCGAACTCAAGCCGCCCGCCGCTGATGATGTCGAACGCCTTGAGCACTAGGGCGTTTTTCACGGTCGGGTTGTAGACAAACTCTTTCACCGCCGGGAAAAACGCTTTTACGTTTTCATAAACCCCCAGGCCAACGCCGGTGGAGTCGATGCCGATATAGGTGACGTTATACTGCTGCGTCAGTTTTTTGATGGACTCAGCCTGCGCCCGGAAGTCCATCCCGCGCCACTGATGCCGCTCAAGGATGCGGAACTTACCGCCCGGCACGGCGGGCGGAGCCATGACCACACACCCGGCGCTGTCGCCGTTCTGCGTGCCCTTCGCCGGGTCGTAACCGATCCAGACTTCACGCCAGCCGAACGGACGCAGCGCCAGTGCTTCGAAATCGTCTTTCCACACTTCCCAGCTGTCCACCATGCATTTCTGCAGCAGCTGCAGCGGGAACACGGACGCGAGATCATCCACGAATTCACACATCAGCAGGTTCTGGTACTCCGGCGGGCTGTATTCCAGGCGCAGCTGGTCGAGGTCAAAAAGGTTACAGCCGCCGCGCACCGCATCCTCAACGGTGACAATCTGGCGGAACTGGCCATCATCGCAGAAGCGGCCCGGCGACAGGTTCGGGTGCGTCAGGTCGATGTCTACGCGGTCCGCCTTCGCGCGCCCCCGGTTAAAGAGCGCACCGGACCAGAACGGATAGGCGCTGTGCGTCAGGCTGGATGGCGTGGAAAAATAGGTCTGCCGCCACTTTTTATGCAGCGCCATGCCGGACGCCACCTTGCGCAGTTCCTGAAACTTCGGGATCCAGAAATATTCATCCAGGTAAAGATTGCCGTGATAGCTCTGCGCGGTGCGGGCGTTGGTGCCTAAAAAGTACAGGCACGCGCCGTTACTCAGTGTCATCGGGTCGCCCTTAAGTTCAACGTCCGCCTCTTTGGCGAATTCGATGATGTACTGCTTAAAGACGTGCGCCTGCGCCTTGCTGGCCGACAGAAAAATCTGGTTGCGCCCGGTGGTCAGCGCATCGATCAGCGCCTCGCGGGCAAAGTAAAACGTCGCACCAATCTGGCGGGATTTAAGCACGTTGCGGATGCGGTGCTTGTTGCCCGCATCCCACCACTGGCGCTGGTAGCCGAACATCGAGCTGTGGAAGATTTCCTGCAGCTTCTCAATCTGTTCGTCGGTGAACAGGTTTTTAATCGGTGCTGCTCGCGGCCCTTTGTTGCGATTCTCCACATTAGGATTCAGGTCCGCTTCATTGCCGCCGTTGTTGAATTTCCCGATCCGGGCGTGGCGCTCTGACTGCCGGGCCAGCAGGTCGATTTCTTTATAGTCCTTTCCTTCCTTCGTCTCCTTCATGACCAACTGGCAGTAGCGTGCGGCGGTGGTCAGCTGCATCTGATCCAGCGGGCCATAGTCGCCCCACCTGTCGCGCTTTTTCCAGCTGTGAACGGTTGCGGGTTTCTCTCCCAGCATTTCAGCAATGCGGGCGATGCGGTATCCCTGAAAGTACAGCAGCAAAGCCTGCCTGCGGGGATCGAGGTCTTCGGGGGCGGGTGTCATGTTCATGCAGCCAAAATACGGCCCCGCCGCCGCCTTTTCTGCTGCCCCTCATTGTGTGGTCTGCCGCACAACGTCCGCACGTTGTTTCACTACCCCCCTCGCCGCAAACATAGGGCCTCAGAGCGATTTATCACAACGGAGCCTGGACAATGGCAAAGAAAGCAAAGCGTTTCCGTATCGGGGTGGAAGGTGCCACCACGGACGGGCGCACCATCGAGCGCAGCTGGCTTGAGCTGATGGCGGCAAAATACGATCCGGCTGTTTATACCGCCGTCATCAATATGGAACACATCAAGGGCTACACGCCGGACAGTCCGTTCCGCCGGTTCGGTGTCGTTGATGCGCTGGACACGGAAGAAATCAAAGACGGATTGCTGAAAGGCAAGCTGGGGCTTTTTGCCACGATTTCCCCGTCGGATGATCTGATCGATATGACCGGCAAAATGCAGAAGCTGTTCACGTCGATGGAAATCAGCCTGAAGTTTGCCGATACCGACGCACCTTATCTGGTTGGTCTGGCCGTCACTGACGACCCGGCAAGCCTCGGCACCGAAATGCTGGCCTTCAGTGCCAGAGCGGAGCAGAACCCGCTGGCAAACCGTAAGCAGCACCCGGAAAACCTGTTCAGCGCCGCGACCGAAACGGTGATCGAGCTGGAAGACGCACCGGAGGAAAAGCCCGCCCTGTTTACCCGCATCAAAGCCATGTTTGCAAAGCAGCAGCAGACCGATGCCGCCCGCTTCAGCGACGTGCATCAGGCGGTTGAGCTGATTGCCAGCGAACAGCAGCAGTATGGCACCCGCACCGACAAGGCGCTGCAGGAGCAGACCGAACGCCTGAGCCAGCTGGAGGCGGAACTGCAGACGCGCGTCCTTGAGTTTGACGCTCAGAAAGCTGATTTCAGTGAGCTGAAGGCGCAGCTGGAGCGCGAAGACGGCCGCAAAGATTTCCGCCAGCGCACGCCGGGTGGCAACGCGCCAGCCGGACACCTGACCAACTGCTAAAGGAGCAGTAAACCCCATGAAAAAGAATACCCGTTTTGCCTTCAACGCCTTTCTGGTGCAGCTGGCGCGCGTTTACAAAGTTGAGCAGGAAGAGCTGCACGGGAAGTTCAGCGTGGAGCCGTCCGTGGCGCAGACGCTGGAAGATACCATTCAGCAGTCAACGGCATTTCTGACCCTGATTAACGTGATCGGCGTAACCGATCAGTCAGGTCAGCTGCTGGGACTCGGCGTCGGCAGCACCATCGCAGGCACCACCGATACCGGTTCCAAAGAGCGTGAGCCGACCGACCCGACGGATATGTCGGACATCAGCTACAAGTGCGAACAGACCAACTTCGATACGGCCATCACCTACGCGAAGCTGGACCTGTGGGCGAAATTTCAGGACTTCCAGACCCGCATCCGCGACGCCATCGTGAAACGTCAGGCGCTGGACCGCATCATGATCGGCTTCAACGGCGTGAAGCGTGAAAAGACCTCTGACCGCGTTAAAAACCCGCTGCTGCAGGACGTGAATAAGGGCTGGCTGCAGAAGGTCCGCGAAGATGCGCCGGATAACGTCATGGGCAGCACCACCAAAGAAGGCGCAACTACCGCCGCGCCGGTGAAGGTCGGCAAGGGCGGAGCCTATGCCAACCTGGACGCGCTGGTGATGGATGCGGTGAACGAGCTTATCGATCCCATCTTCCAGGACGACGACGAACTGGTGGTGATCTGCGGACGTGAGCTGCTGTCTGACAAGTATTTCCCGCTGGTCAACAGCGATCAGGCCAACACCGAAAAGCTGGCCGCTGACATGATTATCAGTCAGAAGCGCATGGGCGGCCTTCAGGCGGTGCGCGCGCCGTACTTCCCGGCTAACGCCGTACTGATCACCCGTCTGGATAACCTGTCCATCTACTGGCAGGAAGATTCCCGCCGCCGTTCTCTGATTGATAATCCGAAGCGTGACCGCATCGAAAACTTTGAGTCGGTCAACGAGGCGTACGTGGTGGAGGATTACCGCTGCGCCGCGCTGATCGAGAATATCGAAATCGTGGCCGCTGCTGCTGCGGCGCAGTCAGCCGGTGCAGAGGGTTAATCCATGAGCCTGAGTCCCGCACGGCAGCACCGCCAGCGCGTCCAGGCTGAACAGGCCGCCCGTCAGGGCGGCAGTGTTCGCCACGCCAGCGGCTATGAGCTGATGCTCATGCAGCTGAATGAAGACCGCCGCCGCCTCAAGGGCATTCAGTCAACCGTGAAAAAGGCGGAAATCAAGGTGGAAGTCCTGCCGAAATACGTTGCCTGGGTGGACGGTGTGCTGGCCGCTGAGGGCGCGCAGCAGGACGACGTACTGATGTACGTGATGCTCTGGCGCATTGATGCCGGTGACTATGCCGGTGCGCTCATGATTGGCCGCCATGCGCTCAGGCACGGCTGGGGAATGCCGCAGGGCTTTAACCGCAACGTGCAGACGCTGCTGGCCGAAGAAATGGCCGACGCCGCAAAAAATGCCCTTCAGGCAAAAAATACCTTCGACTCCGCACTGCTGCTGCAGACGCTTGATGCGATTGGCGATCGGGATATGCCCGATCAGTCGCGTGCGCGCCTGCACAAGTCCATCGGCTGGGTGCTGCGCGAAAGCCAGCCCGTTTCTGCGCTGAACCATCTTCAGCAGGCCATGCAGCTTGATGAACGCTGCGGTGTGAAAAAAGACATAGAGCAGCTGGAGCGGAAAATCCGTAACGCCAGCTGATAACCGGACGTGCCCACGCGCGGGGCGGCACGGGGTGGCGACAGGCAGCGCCGCATCAAAACCCCGTCCACCGCCCACCTATTCAGGAGTAACAGAGCAATGGAATTTATCGCGCCACAGAAGGCGACGGCAGCGCCGGACATCATCCCCAACAACTCATTCTGGCCGGACGTTGATCTGGCGAAGTTCCGCAGCGTGATGCGCGTTGACGGCACCGTGACGCCGGAACGTCTGCGTCAGGTGGTGCTGACCGCGATGGCGGAGGTTAACGCGGAGCTTTATCCGTGGCGTGAGCGGCAGGAGCTGGCCGGTCATAACGGCCTGGCTGACGTTCCGGCTGAGACGCTGGCCGGTGTGAGCGTGCGGCTGCATCACTATGAAAATGCGGTGTGGTGCTGGACGCGCGCGGTGCTGAACGAGCGTTATCAGGACTTTGACGCCACCGCCTCCGCCGTGAAGCGCGGCGAAGAACTGGCTGATGCCAGCGGCGACCTGTGGCGCGATGCGCGCTGGGCCGTCAGCCGCGTGCAGGACATGCCGCACTGCACCGTGGAGCTTATCTGATGAAAGTGCGTGCGCAGCAGTATGACACGGTGGACGCACTCTGCTGGCGTCACTACGGGCGCACGCAGGGCATGACGGAGCAGGTGCTGCAGGCAAATCCGGGGCTGGCGGAGCACGGTCCCCTCTTACCGCACGGGCTGGAAGTGGAGCTGCCGGACGTGACAGCGACGGCCACCGTGCAGGCCGTCCAGCTTTGGGACTAAATCATGTGGGAAAAAATCACCACCTTTTTAACCTGGTGCATTGCGGTAGTGATGGCGTGGCTGGGCGGCATGGACCTGAAAGACATGTCCACCGTGGCCGGTGTGCTTATCGGCCTGCTGATGGCGCTTATCAGCTGGTACTACAAACACAAAACCTATCAGCTTCTGGCAAGCGGGCGCATCACGCGGGGGGAGTATGAATCTGCAGACCGTTAAACGCTGCGCCGTAGGCGTGGTGCTGGCGCTGGCCGCGTCAATGCCCGGATTTCAGCAGCTGCATACCTCCGTGGAGGGGCTGCGGCTGATTGCGGATTACGAGGGCTGCCGCCTGCAGCCGTACCAGTGCAGCGCGGGAAAGTGGACCGACGGGATCGGTAACACGTCCGGCGTGGTGCCGGGTAAGTCCATCACGGAACGGCAGGCGGCGGGGAATTTCATCACCAACGTGTTGCGCACTGAAGCGGCGCTGGCGCGCTGCGTGGCGGTTTCCATGCCGCAGCAGGTTTATGACGCGCTGGTGTCGCTGGCGTTCAACGTCGGCACCGGCAACGTGTGCGCCTCAACGATGGTGGCATTACTGAAAAAGGGTCAGTGGCGCGAGGCGTGTTATCAGCTGCCGCGCTGGGTGTACGTGAAAGGCGTATTTAATCAGGGGCTGGATAACCGGCGCGGGCGTGAGCTGGCCTGGTGCCTTAAAGGAGTCTGAAATGAAGATGATTAAAAAATGGTGGTTTACGGCGTCACTCACCGTCCTGCTGACGCTGGTCAGTATCAGTCACGGCAGCTTTGCGGGCTATCCGCTGGCGGCGCTGCTTTGGGCGGAGTTTATCGCATGGGCTTTCATCGGTTTTTCAGGGCTTTGCTGCGCTGCAGCTTTTACCGGCACGGAGCGTAAACGGGTGTTTGCCTGGCTGCTGCGGTTTGCGCAGCTGGCTGACCGCGTGCCGCTCAGGTGGTATCACCGCGTAATTATCGCGGTCGTGATGTGGACAGCGGGATGGCAGCTGACGGTACTCATGAGCCTGAACGCCTTGTTTTATCGCTGGATGATCAGGCCAGAGCTTAAGCAGGCCGCAGCATGACGCGCGCACTGGCCGTCATCGTGCTGATCCTGCTGCTTGTCACCGGCGTGCAGTCTTACCGGCTGAACAGTGCCCACGGCAGGATTGATGCGCAGCAGACCACCATTGCGGGCCAGGGCAAAAAGCTGAGCCAGAAAAACAGCCAGCTGATTGCTCTGAACATTCTGACGCAGACCAGCAGCCAGGCGCAGACGCAGCTTTACGCCGCCGCCGAACGCAACGGCCAGCTGCTGCGCGACCGGCAGCGAAAGATTGAGGAACTGAAGCGTGAAAATGAAGACCTGCGCAGCTGGGCTGATGCCGCTCTGCCTGATCCTGTTGTCCGGCTGCGCCAGCGACCGGCCCTCTCAGGAGGTGAATCTTACCGTGAGTGGCTGTCCGAAAATCACCCGCTGCCAGCTGGACCCGGCAGCACCGCGCACTAACGGCGACCTTCTGGCCCTACTGGACGAAACGGAGGCCGCCTGGGCGGCGTGTGCCGGTAAGGTCGATACCATCATCAGCTGTCAGGAAAAAGACGATGAACAAGCCGCAGTCCTTACGCAGCGCCCTGAATAAGTCCGTTCAGTATGTGGCCGACAACCCGGACCGCCTGCACCTGTTCGTGGACAGCGGCCAGCTGGTCGCCACGTCCGCCGCGTCCCTGTCGTGGGAGTATCGCTACACGCTGAACGTGGTGATCACCGACTTTACCGGCGACCAGAACCTGCTGATGGCACCGGTGCTTTTGTGGCTGCGGGAAAACCAGCCTGACGCGCTGCAGAACAGCGAAGCGCGCGAAAGACTGTTTTCGTTTGAGGTCGATATTCTGGGGAATGACCGCTGCGACATCAGCATGGACCTGAAGCTGACCGAGCGCGTGGTAGCAACCACTGTGGACGGTAAAATCAGCATTGAGGCGGTGCCCGAGCCGGGCGCGCCGGAGGAAGTCTGGACGGTGAAACGTGGCTGAACTGCATGAAGTGGATGCCTGGCTGGCGGCGCTGCTGTCACAACTGGAGCCTGCCGCCCGGAAAAAGATGCTGCGCGAGGTGGCGCGCGATGTGCGCCGGATTCAGCAGGGAAACATCACCGCGCAGCGCTCGCCTGACGGCACCGCATGGGAGCCGCGCCGCGTCAGCGCCCGCAGCAAAAAGGGCCGCATCCGTCGCGGGATGTTCGCGAAGCTGAAAACGGCGAAGTACCTGAAGGCTCAGGCAGGCGCGGACGCTGCTGAGGTTGCCTTTATTCCGGGTGTGCAGAAGCTGGCCCGCGTCCATCACTACGGCCTGCGGGACCGGGTAAGCCGTCGCGGCCCGGTGGTGAAATATGCGGAACGTCCGCTGCTGGGCGTCAACGGCGATGTTGAAAGCACGGTGCGCGAAATCTTATTGAGCTGGCTCACAGAGTGAGCCAGCAAAACATTTAGCCAAAGATAAGAGCGTGCTGGATTGGGGATATATTCGGGCGTATTTCTTTCAGTGGTTTGCCTTCGGTGACATCGAGAATATGAGCAAAATCAGGATTGTCCTGCAGGGCACTGACTCCATGCTTAGCGACTTCATTAACAACTACCGCCCCGCCATTATCAAAAAGGAAAACCACGTCCAGTGAGTGATCCTCAATAGTTTGCAGGATTGCACGACCATTATGGGGAACATCAATACGATATGTAGGCATGTCGATAATCTCCGGGTGTCTGGAGTGCCTATTGTATCACCAACCAGACAATGATTTTTGAGTGCCCCTTTAGGGGGCAAATGACACTCTCCTTTTATGAATGAAAAACTCACCGAAATTATGCGCCTTATCACCAACCTGATCCGCACCGGCACCGTGTCCGAAGTGGACCCGGTGAACTGGCTGTGCCGGGTGAAAACGGGCGATCTCGAAACCAACTGGATTAACTGGCTCACCCTGCGCGCCGGTAGCACACGCACATGGTGGCAGCCCACCGTCGGGGAACAGGTTGTGCTGCTGAGCCTGGGCGGCAATCTTGAAACCGCCTTTGCGCTGCCCGCCATTTATTCCGAAGCCTTCCCGCCGCCAGACTATTCAGAAGACGGCACCACCACGGTGTTTAAGGACGGCGGCTGGTTTCAGTACGAGCCGGAAACCGGCCTGCTGCTGATAAAGAATATTAAAAGCGTGCGTATTGAAGCGGCAGACGGCATTCAGCTGATCACCGACGCGCTGGGAATAGAGGCCAGCCAGACCCGGATTAACAGTGATACCACGATGAACGGTGATGTGACACACGGCGGCGGTTCAATGCGTTCAAACGGCGTTATTGCTGATAAGCACTTACATGATGGGGTGAAGAAAGGCAGCGATATGTCAGGAGGCCCGCAATGATGTATCTCGGCATGAACCGCGACACCGGCGAAGCCATTACCGACATCGAACACATCCGTCAGAGCGTGCGCGACATCCTGATCACCCCGGAAGGTAGCCGCATTGCCCGGCGTGGTTACGGTTCGCTGCTGTCGGTGCTGATTGACCAGCCGCAGAACGACGCCACCGAACTGCAGGTGATGGCCGCCATCTATACCGCACTGAGCCGCTGGGAGCCGCGCATCCGGCTGGCCTCGGTAAACATCACGCGCAACGCGGACGGCTCTATGCAGGTTGATCTTAGCGGTCAGCGTGCCGACGGCTCACCGCTTTCTCTGACGGTTTCAACGGGGGTGAACAGTGGCAGTAATTGACCTTTCGCAGCTGCCTGCGCCGCAGATTATTGAGGTGCCGGACTTTGAAACGCTGCTGGCAGAGCGCAAAGAGACGCTGATTGCGCTTTATCCGGCGGATGAACAGGCCGCCATGCGCCGCGTGCTGGCGCTGGAGTCTGAGCCGGTGGTTAAAAGCCTGCAGGAGAACGTCTACCGGGAAGTCCTGCTGCGCCAGCGCATTAACGAGGCGGCGCAGGCGGTGATGGTGGCCTACGCCATCGGCAGCGATCTGGACCAGCTGGCCGCCCGCAACAACGTGCAGCGCCTGACCGTGACCCCTGCTGACCCGGACGCGGTGCCGCCGGTGGATGCGGTAATGGAATCGGACGACGCGCTGCGCGTGCGCGTGCCGGAAGCGTTTGAGGGGCTGAGCGTGGCCGGACCGACGGGCGCGTATGAGTTTCACGCGAAAAGCGCAGATGGCCGGGTGCAGGACGTGTCCGCCATCAGCCCGTCACCGGCGACGGTGCTGATCACCGTCCTGAGCCGCGAAGGCGACGGCACGGCGGCAGCGGATTTGCTGACCACAGTGAACACCGCGCTGAACGCAGACAGCGTGCGCCCGGTGGCTGACCGCGTGACGGTTCAGGGGGCTACCATCCGCAGCTACAGCGTGAAGGCCAGGCTGCACCTGTTCGACGGCGTGGCCGCCGGTCCCTGCCTTGAGGCGGCAAACGCGAAGCTGGCCGCTTACCTGACCGAGCAGAAAAAGCTGGGGCGCAGCGTGCGGCGTGAGTCTTACGGGGCGGTGATGCGCGTGGCCGGTGTGGACTGGGTGGAAATCACCGAACCGGCACAGGACATTATCATGGACCGCACGCAGGCGGGTTACTGCACCGGCACGGACATTTCCGTGGCGGGCGAACAGGGGGTGACATGAGTAACAGCAGCCTGATGCCGCCCGGTTCGTCTGCGCTGGAGCGCCGCCTGGCAGAAGCCTGCAGCGGCATTTCCGGGCTGAACGTGCCGCTGCGGGATTTATGGAACCCGGCCACCTGCCCGGCGGGCTTTCTGCCTTATCTGGCCTGGGCCTTTTCGGTGGACCGCTGGGACGAAAGCTGGACGGCAAGCATCAAGCGGCAGGTGGTGAGCGATGCGTTTTACATTCATCAGCACAAAGGCACTATCAGCGCCATCCGCCGGGTGGTGGAGCCGTTCGGCTTCCTGATCCGGGTGATTGAGTGGTGGAACAACAATGAGCCGCCTGGCACGTTCCGCCTGGACATCGGCGTGCAGGACCAGGGCATTACAGAAGAAACCTACGCGGAACTGGAGCGGCTGATAAGCGACGCGAAGCCGTGCAGCCGTCACCTGCTGGGGATGTCCATCAACCTGCAGAGCGGCGGGACGTTATTCACCGGCGCGGGCAGCTATGACGGCGACGATCTCACCGTCTACCCCTACACCCCGGACATTATCTCCGTTGGCGGCCAGAGCTACACGGGCGCGGCGGTTCACGTTATCGACCTGATGGAAGTGGGACCATGACAAAATTCTATGCCATCGTGACCAGCACCGGCGCGGCAAAGATTGCCAACGCCGTGTCGCTTGGCACAAAACTGAACATCACGCACATGGCCGTGGGCGACGGCGGCGGCACGCTGCCGACGCCGAACGCCAGCCAGACGAAGCTGGTTAACGAGGTGCGCCGCGCCGCGCTTAACTCGCTGACCGTGGACGCGGCCAACAGCAGCCAGATTATTGCGGAGCAGGTTATCCCGGAAACGGAGGGCGGATTCTGGATCCGGGAAATGGGGCTGTTTGACGGTGAAGGCACGCTGATTGCCGTGTGCAACACCGCCGAAACCTACAAGCCACAGCTGCAGGAGGGCAGCGGGCGTACCCAGCGGCTGCGCATGATCATCATCGTCAGCAGCACCGACGCCGTGACGCTGAAGGTGGACCCGTCCGTGGTGCTGGCAACGCGGCAGTACGTGGACGACAGCGTGCTGGAGGTGCGCCAGTATGCGGACAAACTGACAGCCGCGCACCTTGCCGCCGTGAATCCGCATCCGCAGTACCTGCTGGCCGCCGACGGTTCGGCAATGCCGGTCGGCATTCCGCAGCCGTGGCCGCTGGCAACGCCCCCGAGCGGCTGGCTCAAGTGCAACGGCGCATCCTTCAGCGCCTCCGCTTATCCGGCGCTGGCTAAAGTCTATCCGTCACTGAAGCTGCCCGACCTGCGCGGGGAGTTTATCCGCGGCTGGGACGACGGGCGCGGTGCTGACAGCGGGCGTGCGCTGCTTTCAGCGCAGGGCG